CTGAATCTGACTCAACGAGGTGGTCTAGTTCGGTTGCTTCTGCGCGTCTGCACCAATGACATGTGGGTTGATCGCGAAGTAGTTCGGCGCGTGCGTGTTTGTATTGTGGTGTGTTTCGTTCTCTGTTAGGTTCCATTGTTTTACCCCACTACCGCGCCGCAAGGGAGCGGCTTGCTCTCAAGTTGCTGTGAGTGTGTTGCATGTCGGGCTCGAGTCTGTTGAGTTTGTTTCTGGTATGTCATCTGTAAGCGTAACGCAAGACAGAGTGATGATGCTCTACCCATCGGGCTGCCTCAATCCGATTACCTTGCACATCTAGTCGATTATGTTTACGACTCGCTTCGGCGCTTTGTCCATCGCCTTTCGTGTTGCAGGTTTTGGACGCGCCGATCTAACTCTGTTCCCAGAGATGAAAGTCCCGCATCATGCGAACGATGTACGACCATGCAACTAGCCAGTTGTAAAGGGTCTACTTTCTATCAGACCTTGCCATTAGCGCGCCGCATAGCAGCGTCAAAGCCAATGCAAGCCACACTGTGCGACTCATGGCCTTGTGTACCTTCGCGCTAACGCTTCATGCGCCAAGACAAGCTCATCTTCTAATTCCTCTAAACGCTTCTCTAGCGTTGCAATAATTCGGTTTGAGTTGTCACGCTCGCGCGCAATCGCTGTCATGTGATCGTGTAAACGGTCGTACTCTTCATTGGGGTTTCTCATGCTTTCATCCTGTCTATTAAGACTCGACACTGTCCCGATGACAATGTCTCTACAACTACATCGTCTACTCCAAGCGTCTTGTGAATGAACTCAAGCAACTGGAAGTCATCCCATGCTTTACCTCGGGCGAGTGACTTTAAGAAGCCGATCTGCTTAGGTGTAGCACCGCCGAATGTGTCCGGTGCAGGCGTGCTATTGACGCGATTTACTTTCTCCATCTCGGTCACTGACGCGCGCTCTCCTGTATGTCCGAGTGGGCCGTTACTGATTGCGCGACCGATTGCGGATGTTTCGCAGTTTTCTAGGAATGATGTTTTATTGACTGGGGAGTTTCCCATGACTTCTTCTGCCCAGCCTTGCGAGATCATGCGTCCGTCATTGTCAAAGCATTCGCATCGGAAGATCACCGTTGAAGCGTCGTAGTGCATCATGGTCGTAATGACTTGTCCGTGTGGGTAGGCAGTCCAAAAGCGCTCTAATCGCTGTGCAACGGTCTCGTAAAGCGATAGGTCAAAGTGTGCCATTAGCGCGCCTTCCATACGATCGCCATGTTGCCTGCAAGCGTTGGACGCTCGAGGTCTGTGGCGTAAACGAACTTGTCTTTGACTAGGGAGCCCCGGGTAGGTCTGACAGTGTTGCCAGAGATGCCCAGTGCGCGCTCAATCTCTTCGTCTGTCGCGCCGCCTGTTTGTTTTAGGTATTCATAAACGCGCCTACGCTTTGAGCCTGATTTAGGCAGTGCGCGCAAGGCTGCACTTGCCGAAGTGGGTTTTGCGCTGGGTGAGATGATGACGGTGTTTCGGTCTATTGCACATTCTTCACGGTATGCACCGAGTCCGCGTGTCGGTGCAAAGAGTTGTAGCTCGTTCATTTGATCGGCTTCACTTTCTTGCATGCTTTAAGGTCTGGGTGCATCCAAAGGATCTTGGAAGTGTTTGTGCTGTAGACAGTGCCAGTCATCTCAAGACCGCATTTCTTGCAAATTATTTTGTGCATGTCAAGATCACATTGATTGCGGCTCGAATCACTGACGCATTGAATCGGTTTTGCTCTCCGCCGATTGTCATGTGCGCGTCGTACATCATTGTCAGTTCGTCAAGAAGAATGTCGTGGGTGTGTTTTGGCGGTTCAATGTGATTAGGTCGCACAATGTCATCTAAGAATTGCTTGAATACTTTGTTGTATTTGTCGCTGTAAGTTTCGGGATACATCTGTCGGGTCTCCTCTGTAATACCAGTTTCGGGATAGGGCTCTTCGGTCACTTCGGAAGGTTCCAAGGTGTCCATTTAGAATTATGCCACACTGCGAGAGCTGCGGTGAGGTTTACTTTGGGATCAAACAATTCGTCGCACACTGTCAAGATCCCTTTCGCTTGTAGCCAACCTTGAGGCCAGTATGCCGAAGGGGTGCACCAGAATCCGTTGATCTGCATATAGCCGTAAGAGCCGCCTGCGGTGTCTCGAGGGTTGAATGCGTCTGGCGTGCAATTTGACTCGCGTTTAAGAACGCGCATAAGGGTCGGTGTTTCGGTTGCAGGCCAGCCAACACTTAAAGCGAGGTTAAGAGCTTGCGCGCAAGCCGTAGCCGGCGTAGTGACGGGGGGTGTAACTACGACTGGCAGTGTGCCTAGCGGAATAGTGGCGTAGGCGGTCACGGGGCTCACTTGTGACATGCCTTCAGGCGGCTTAGAAGCGTCCCAGAGCAGCGTAAAGGCTGCCAAGCCACAAATAGCCCATGCACCGATTTTGATGATTGATTCGTTCATTTTTCAAAGCTCAATTCTGTAGGGACGCCCCAGCTGTCGCCTGCCAAAGTGCGGAAGGCGATCTGGGCGCGGATGATTTTGTGGGTGTCTTCGTGTCGAAAGATCTGGACAAGGATTTCTTGTCCGTTGTCCATTGAGCACCGACCTACCTCGTAGATAAAAACTTTCGGCTCGGTCATGTTTTTTACTCCTATCGTCGGTACTTCGACCATAGAGGATCAGTGTGCGCTATTGGGGGATTTCGGCGAACACTCTCTGAAAGGCTTGCTTTACAAGGGCTGGAGAGTCTGCCATAGCAGGCGAGATCTCTATATGAAGCCAGTCTCCGCCCGGTGCGCCGTGAATTGTTGGTTTGGAGTATTTGCTCCACGCTTGTCGATCACAGCGCCAGCCGCGTCCGTATGGCTTGAGTAGGTAATCAAGGATGCACTCAAGGCCGAGCGCGTTGGCGTTCGCTGTGACAATGTTAAAGAAGTCCATTGTGCCTTTGCGATTAGCGTTCGGACGCTGTTCTGATTTGCGATATGAAAGATCTACTGCGCGCCCTGTGGCATGCACTGACAAGTTTGTTGATCCGCGCATGTCGCGTATTCCCCACGATCCATTATTCCAAAACGCGCCTGCGCCGTATTTAATGCTTTGTCTGATCCATTCGTCCATTCCGCTTCTAGGGCCAGCTGCGGCTCCGTCCGAGTTTCCTGTGTACGGTCTCGAGTTTGGGACTGCTGGATTCGCTGGAATCACGCTCATATTGTTGGCGGATCTTTAGGACGATCCTTAAGCCCGTTGCCTGCCAAGAGACCGATCAAGCCGCCTGCAAGAGTCATCAGCATCGGCGATAAGACTCCCCATGCTTCGGCGTCATTGGGGCTTTGCTCTGTAGGTTGCACAACAAACAAAAGTCCGAAAATGAGTGACGCGATCGCCATGACGAACGATGCAGTAAGTCCAATTCCTACGATAAGAATTAGTCGAGCTTTTATTTGTTCGTTAGTAAGGCGCTTGTCTGGGTTCATGCGCATCGTCTTTCTAGTAGTCCGTCGGCTTTTGTGGTGTTGCAGTTTTCGCGGTAACGGTCAGCGCATGCGGTCAGGATAAGCGCAAGCATGAAACTAGCCAAGTAGCGCGTACAGCTCTTCAAGAGTAATACCCAACTTGTCTAACACTGCTTGGCGTGCGGCTTGTCTGTCTTGCTCAATTTGAGCGAGTGCTTGTTGTTCGGCAACACCAGCAGCAAGGCCCTCTGGAGTTTCTTCACCAAGAATTACAGTAATTTCAGACATGGTTAAGCCTTTGCGTAGCCGTAGACCGCGATAGTTCCGGTCATGTTTGTATTTGCCGAGTTTAAGATTTTGATGCCGTCGTAACTTGTTGTTGAGTCCAAGAAGCCAAGAACCGCGCCGCCTGCGTTTGCTGCACCTGACCAGACTGAAGTGGTCTGTCCGTTGATAGCGGTTTTTTGTGTTGCTTCTGGGCCGTACATATCGAAGGCAATGTTTGCGTTTTGGCTTGATCCGTTCGGAATATAGCCCAAAACAAAGTTTGCGGACTCTGCATATCCGTAGTTAATTACTGGCGGCGCGCCCGATGTGTAGTCACCAATAAAGCAACCTGCCGAATAGCCGCTAGTGACTGGTGTTCCGCCTGTCGTTAATTGCATACGCAATTTGTTGCTATCGGTAGCACCGTTAAGAGTCAAAAGAATTTTGTAATCATTGTAAGTGCTAGTAAATATGTTGCTAAGAGTGACTGTCGGTGTCGCTGTTGGAATTGTGTAGCGAGTAATAAGTACCAGTCCGCCAGCGGTTGCAGGCCCGACAGTAGCCCAAGCCGCGCCGTCGTAATATTGCACGACATTGGTACTCGACAGGTAACAAAGTTGTCCTTCTGCTAATACTTTTTCGCCTGCACCACCAAAAGCCGCGTCGCGCGTAGTTGTGTTTGTAAATACTGGTACGCCCGTACCTGCACTGATATTCATGTTTGCGGCGGTCAATACCTCGCCAGCGGTAAAAAGTGGGACGCTTGTCTGCTCGTTTGGCATGTTTCTATCCTAAGACATTTTCTTCGTCAAGTGTGCCATACACAATGTCATCCAAGACAAGTTCGTAGACAACCGTGGTTGGTGAGGTGAAGTAGGTGACTGCGTGCCCAGCCGACAAAGTAAGCCTGTGCTCAAGTCCTTCAATCGTGAGATCTTGTGCGAATTGGGTAGGGCCTGCCGAAGTCGTGATTGACTTTTGGATGTTGATGAGGTCTCCGACATCGAGGAGCGCAAGTGTGTCTTGGTCGAGTGCAGGTGTGCCGGGGAACTCGGTGCCTAGGAAGTTGAAGCGCGGCTCTGGGTTGGCACTGATTAGGTATTGGGCAAGTGTGAGAGCTGCGGCGTCATTGTGGACAAGTGAATCTGTTATTGAGCGCGTCTGGATTAAATACAAGGCTTGAGATGCAAGGTCTTCTGCTACTTCTGGGGACGCTGCTCCAGCATGTGCGACTGATGCTCGGTTCACGACCGTGTCCGCTTGGAAAGAAATGTCTATTGCGCTGTAGCCGATATTGGTGCCGTCGTCATGGAACTCGGCGACAGGGACTCCAAGCGTCTGTCCGATGCGCTTTTGGAAGGTGATAGTGCCTTCTCGATCCACAAAGATTCTGCCCTGCTCGGCTTCGTTAATTTTGTTGGCGTACCCTGCAACCGAGGTGCCGTTGGCGACTGTGTAGGCAGCTGCACCGCCAAGGGTCGCCACACCTGTCTCAATGCTCCGTGTGCCTGTGTAGGCGACTTCTGGCAGATCTAGCAGGTCATCAAAACGCGCGCTTGAGAGCTGCTCTGTGACATTCCATTCGGCGAGGAAGGTCTGTCCCAGCTGATAGGAGAAGTCCGCGCAATTTACGGTAACTGTGTCTAGTCCGCCAAGCGTGAAGGTGTAGTCGTAATTGACAATGTATCCGACCCACAAAAGTTCTTTGACATTGGTTGAGCTGTATCGAGAGAAGCGGACTTCTCGAAGCGGTGCTAGCCCGGGCTGGTTATTGTTTGGGTCAAAGTACGGCGAAGTCGTGTCGAAAGGGTTAAAAACTCCGTCGGCGTAAGTGTCGTTCAATGTAAAGTTCATCGTGCCATAAGCGAACTGGTCGCCAGTGTTAGCGCGTCCGCGCTTTGCAGTTAGTGAGATCGCGCCGTCTAAAACGCTTGCAAACTGGGATGTACCGTCAAGCACATATTCGGTATTGTCTAATTCGCCTTTGAGATCATCGTCAAGAGTAAAAGCGTTCCAGTCGTATCCAGTGTCAATTTCAAGGTCGTAGTTACCTGACCCGAGTACCGCTACGCCTGCCATTAGGCGACCGCTATGTTCGCAGGGCCGTTCGTCCTATTGAACGCTCTGATCGCGTTTACGACAGCTGTGCCGATTTCCGCGCTTGAGCCAAGACCGCCTGTGATGTTGATCGTGTAGTTACCCATTCCAGAATTGCGTCCAGATAGTGGGATGACCGCTTCAGGGC